GGCCAACACCAAGGGAAAGCGGATCAATGGCCTCCCTACGGAGTGTTTCTGTCTGCGGTTGCCCTCGGTTGAACTGGATGATGAAGCTGACCCGGATGAGCAGCCATTATAGTGTGGAACTTGAGGAACATGTGTGGAACCAGTGTTCCACAGGCTGTAACCGTTGCGGCACAAGGGCTACAACATCATTTTTAGAGGGGTGTGGAACTGTGGAACAGAAAATACAGCATATATAAGAATGTGCGTGTGTGTACGTTTGTTCGAGTAATTTATATACACACATTTTCGTGGAAATTTTTGAAAAATTTGTTCCACGGTTCCACGGTTGACCTGTATCCGTTGTGGCACAAGGCTTTCAAGTGTGGAACACAAGTTCCACGCTGTTCCACAGTTCCACGTTTTTTTGGAGGAAAATTATGGAACTAAGGCCATATCAAGCCGAATGTATTGAAACCATCGAGGCGCAGCCGCCTGGTGCGTTCCTCGCCCAGATGGCAACAGGCCTCGGAAAAACAGTTACTTTTGCGAATATCCCCCGGCACGGGGAGAGAATGCTGATCCTGTCCCACCGTGAAGAACTGGTGGAGCAGCCGCGCAAATACTTCAACTGCTCCTACGGCATTGAACGTGCCCAGCAGCACAGTCACGGCGAGGAGGTTGTCAGTGCCAGCATTCAGACGTTGGCGCGACTTCGATCCGGAGGACTTCCGTCTCATTATCTGCGACGAGGCCCATCACGCAGCTGCCAGCACATACCGGAAGATATTTGATTACTTTCGCCCGGAGAAGCTGATCGGCTTCACCGCAACGCCAAACAGAGGAGACAAGGTTCGCCTGGATACGGTCTTCAGCAAGATCATCTTCCAGAGAGATCTGCGCTGGGGAGTGAAGAACGGCTATCTCTGTGATATCCATTGCCGGCGGGTAGACATTGGGTTCGACATCACCGCAGTTCATACCCGCCGGGGCGATTACGCACCCGGCGAACTGGATCAGGCCATGGACGGCACCGCAGATGCCATTGCACAGGCTTACAGAGATATGGCTGTGGGCGCCACGCTGATCTTCGCTGTCAGTGTACATCAAGCTGAAGAAATTGCCAAGAGGATTCAGGGTGCTGTGGTGGTTACCGGCGAAACCAAGAACCGTTCCGCCATCATTGATGCTTTTACTGCCGGCGAGATTCCCTGCATCGTCAACTGCATGGTATTCACCGAGGGCACCGATATTCCTCGGGTGGAAACGGTCATCGTGGCGAGGCCGACGCAGTCAGAAAGCCTATATGCTCAGATGGTAGGGCGCGGCCTTCGGCTCTATCCGGGAAAGCAGCGTCTGGAGCTGATCGACTGCGTGGGCATTACCGGAAAGGCGTCCCTGTGTACGGCACCCTCCTTACTTGGTATCGACATGGATAATGTGCCGAAACGGAAAGAGAAGGATATCGAGGGAGATCTGTTTGAACTGCCGGAGAAGATCGAGGTAGCCTCCGATTCTCCGGAAAGCTGGGTGAAGAACATCCACCTGGTAGATCTGTGGGCACAGGAAATGAAGTATCAGACTCATGACGTTAACTGGTTCAAGATGCCGGACGGCTCACTGGTGTGTTCCCTGGCTAATAAGCAGCGTATGACAATCCCCTGCCCGGATGCTTTGGGCATGGTAAATCTACCCAACGGTTCCCGCTGCGGGATGCAGGAAGCGCTTGACCGGGCATACCTTACGCTGATCCGGGACCATCAAAATGATCGGATGTTATGGGATCTGCAGGCCGTGCGGAAATGGGGAAAGTCTCCCGCAACGGCGAAGCAGCTGGAAATCATCGAAAAGCACTGTAAGGGCTTTGACATCGCCAACCTCAGTAAAGGTGACGCAAGCCAGATCCTGAACAGGCTGTTTAACGCACCGAAGAAGCGGAGGGGTACATGAAATACAAAATTGCAAAGCCGGAAGACCGGGACGCTATGATCGTTATTCTGGCCCGAAACGGATACACCGTACGGCAAGGCAAGGAGAAGAAACCGGGTGACAAGGCTGCAACAGCGTTTGTGGAGGTGATTGAGCATGGCAGGTCTGAGTGAGGCCCAGCATCAGGAAAATGTCATCAAGTGGAGCCAGCAGCCTTCTATCCGCCGGCAGTGGCCGGAACTGGCGTTGCTCCATCACATCCCCAATGGCGGTACCCGTGATGCTGTGGAGGCTAAGCACCTGAAGCAGCAGGGCGTGAAGTCCGGCGTGCCGGATCTCTGCCTACCGGTACCTCGGGGACAGTATCACGGGCTGTATATCGAGATGAAAACGGAGAGCGGACACACCTCTGATGAACAGGAGTGGTGGGGTGATCGCCTTCAGACGCAGGGCTATGTGTGGCGTTGCTGTCACGGCTGGCAGGCGGCGGTAGCAGTCCTGGAATGGTATTTGCAGTTATGAGCACAGGATTTACGTTTCCCTGGGAAAAGGCTGCCATGCACGGTGAGGAGCTGCCTGACGGTTTATCCCTGCCGGATCAGATGGCCTACACCTGCCTGCGGAATATCTATTTCCTGTATTATAACAAGACAATCTCGCGGGATCAGGCGGCTGCCGAAAAGCAGCGTATCCGGGTTCAATGGGAAA